CTACCGTAGGTGGACCCCCTATAGGGGGTCCACCTACGGTAGTGTGGGTAGGACCACCAACTACTACACCAGACCGAGTAGTAGGTGGGGTGGGTTTTTTGATGGACGGAGGGTGTGGAGGTTGTACAGGTTCTGGTGTTATACGGCGTCTATCTACAGCGTCATCTACTAAAACAACCCACTTATCAAACGAGTAATCTCGCATGGCGGCCCTAGTGGCCGGGTTTGTTTCTTCTGACATTATAGAAGACACGATCATTGCAAAAGAGTACGGGTCTACAGTGTTGCGCATGTTGGGAACTACAATATCCCAATACTTATGCCCAAAAGCTTCTAAAGCTTCTGCAACTGCGCGTGTAGCCGCGTTTATGGCGTCTGAAAGGCTCAAATACCGCCATCCTTTACAGCTTTTACTATATCTTTTTTCATGGCCGTCAATCTGGCCTCAAATGCCCCCGCCAAAATTTGGGCCAGGTTGTCAATAACCACGACTTCACCAAAAAATTTCGGGGTTGCTTTACTAATAGACGAGGAACCGCAACTATGCCTTAGAGCATCAATACCGCGCTCAAGTTTACGAGCAAACTCATCTTCCGTGGTGGTTTCAAACTCGCCTAAATGGGATTCTTGGACTACAATTTTCACTAGTCCACCTCAATAATGTAGGCCCGTACACCAGCTTTAGTAAAAACTGTCCTGCGCTTACCTGTAAGAGTTCCTTCCACAGAAATGCGGCCGTCTTTAATGGCTTTTTCAGTAGCCCCCGCTGCTGCTTGGGTAACTTCATCTATGTTATTACCAAACATAGGTTCGCCCATACCAGGGTAGTCGGCATAGGTATCCCCTTCTTGGGCTTCATCCATACCTTCGGGTAAGCCACCGCCCTCTTCTTGCCCTGGTTCGGCACCAGGCATGCCGCCCATTTCTTCTTGCTGCTCTTGCTGCAACAAGGCTGTGACTTGCTGTATATATGTGGGGTCAAGAATCATGTCCGCCACAGGAGAGTCTAACTTAGGCAAATCGTGCTCTGTGCGCACCTCATTGACTGTTCTAAAACCGCGCAAAGACGTAAGGTCTAGCTGGGTACGCTTTTCCTCTGTCATTGTGTCTAAACCAACGAAGTCCAACGAAAAATCGTCGTTGTACGCGTAAATTACATAGCGATTCATCCACGATTCAACGGCGCGTAGTAAGGGCCTAAGTCCGCGCTCTTTTGAAGCGATAATGCGCTCTGTGGGGCCTTGTGCTACGAGGCTATTTGATTGCCCCTCCGTACCAAACACAAAGCCAAGTTCGGCCGGGTCCATTAGGTATACAGCGCAAACAATCTTAACTAAAAACCCAATCCACTGCATATACTCCATGTCTTTTGCGCTTTGTGACAAATCAACTGTGCGGATATCTTCGTTAAGATCTGGATTCAACTGCACAATGGGAATACGGCTTCTATTCCTAACACCAGCCATCATAGATGTTACGTGCCGTTGAAAAGCTCTAAATACATCGGCAGTCATGGAACTTTTGAGCGCTAAAATTGTTGAGGTATTTATACCGTTCGTAAAGTTTACACTATTCCACGTTTGGGCATTCAGTAGGTCTGTTATGACACGAACCAATTCCTCAATTTCTGGGTAACCGTAGCCAGAAGCCCCTAGCCATGTCCTTGGCCTCCTAACGCCCCAAGCCATCTCATCTAGCTTGTACTCGTTTTGAACCTTGTTATTTACTACTTGCACATACCGGGGGTGGTCAAAATCAATGCGCCCTTGTGCCTTCTCTTTGTCGTTAAGCACGGCTCTACGTATTGTCATGGCATCTACAGGCACAAACCCCCATACTTTGCCGCCGCGCTCTCGAATAACTTCAAAGTTACATTGATCATAAACGAGCGAATCCCGCATTAAAGCCCGCATAGTAGGCTCGAAAGCGCCGTAACCAAAATGGCCGCCAGCTTCTTCGATCATGCGTGATATGTCGTGCGCTTCTCTTTCAGCAGCACGCGTCATTTTCTTTTTTGGATCTCGCAGTCTAATACGATAGCCAACAGAATATCTATCCGGTTGCGGAACACAGAACTCTGCTACTTGTTGAATACGTGTTTGTATAATAGCCCCGATAACTGGAACACGCGACACCGCCATAAGCGCGCTGTAGTCCATGCCCATCGTACCGGGATGTGTCTCTGTGAGAACCTGGCTACCGGGGGATCCTGGCTGTACGCTGTAGTTGATATCTTCAGGATTAATCTGCCAGCTTTTGGGTTGCGGCGTTTTACCCTTGTGCGATTTTTCTAAATCTGAAGAAGTGTTTGCCGGAGCGCCAATTATTTTACGTAACCAACTCATTTGCCTAACTCCGTAGCAGCATATACAGCGCCAAACGTTAAAGCGCTTCCAACAACAACGCCCACAACGCCCCAAAAGTATGGACTTTCATACCACGCAACTTCTAGTTTAGGGATTGTAATCGCTTCATCTAAAAGAGCCTGTAGCTTATTTGCGCGAGTACGCTCAACGGCAACAAGCTCTTTAAAGCTCTGTGTTTCAACAGAAAGTTTTAATTTCAACTTGTCGAACTCAATATGCAATTTCGGCAAGTCTACACTTAAACAAAGCAGCGCTTGGCGAGCTTGAGGCTCTGGCAGCAAAAGACCCGTGCACGGAGCTTCCATGCCTTTTTGTAAAGAGGACGCAGCCTCACAAGGTGGGTTAGCAAGGACCATATGCGGTCCTAGAACGAGCGCCGTTGCTACCATAAAAGCAACTGCTTTAATTAGTAGATGCCTCATCATTAGAATCCTCGACAGACTTATTGCGGCTAAAGTGCTTATTCCATTTAGCCGCAAGTCCTTTTAAAGATGAGTTAATTATCCCACGCTCAACTTCTTTTAATTCGGCTTTCTTTTTATCGGCGTCGTCCTCGGCTTTCTCTAAAGCCGCATTCTTAGCGTCTAGAACTTCAATACGCCCCTTAGAAGCCTCTGCCTCCACCTCTGCTTTGCCAGCCTGTATATGAGCGGTTTTCTCGGCTACTTTACGCTTTGCGCGCTCAGATTTGAACGCCCGAATAGCCACCGCAGCGATGATAGCAAGAATACCGGCACCGCCTAAAACCCACTCTGATAATCCAAGCTCGCCAAGCATTACTACCCCTCTTTCGAGGACTTTTTAAGTCTGTTCTTAACAAATGCTACAACACTTGTGGTCAGCCCGCCCGAAGCAAGGCCTGTAGCAATGCCCCACGGGTAACCGGCAACCATCAAGCCTACTAATGTTCCCGATAACACGGCGGCCAAGCGCAATTTCCAATGCCACTGTTTGGCGAAGGGGACTAAACCGCGCAATAACCAAGTCAAACTGTATGATGCAAGTGCACAAACGCACACAATAATAACAATACTGCCCAATGCGGGCACTTCCATAATACTTTCTGGTAATTCAAACATGATTAAGAACTCCTAACTTCCATTTTTACAATGCGCTCACGTAATGAATTTACTTCATGCCATATTTCTGCGCGCCGGTCGCGTTCTTCGTCCACGGCTTCACGTAAGCGGGTTATTTCTGTTTCTATATGTTTAAACTTTTCTGTAAAAGTTTGTGTCTGTCCTAAAATCTGCAATCTAACTCGCTCCAAACGAGTACTTAAAAACCAAACACCGGCCATAATGGACGTAATCAACGCAACAAGGTTAAACACAAGGCTGGAGTAGTCCATATAATTAACCCCTAAATAAGAGTTTTCGCTTCTTCGCAAGCCAGTTTTAAATCTACCCCAGCGGTGTCCCACTTGCCGGAAGCTCTAAGCTTCCCGTCTTTTCTACGTCGTGGAAGGTCTACTTCTGCATGGTGGTATACACCGGGATTGTCTTTTATAAAAGCCCACGTTGGCGCACGTTTTATGTTTTTTGGATCGCCTGTGTAGGCGGGGGCCTCAAGTACAATCCCAGCATGTGTGTGCAACGCAGCTAAAAGGGCATAAAGAGCCTTTAATTGATTCTCGTGATAGCCAACGATATCCGGCGCTGTCCAACCATTTATCTTATACCCAGCCAACGTTGGTCTGTCTGAATGTCCTAACTTTTTAAGGCGGTTTAGTACGGAGCTTTTAGCGTACACAGGAGAAGAAATGTCAACGCCTACGAAATCGTTACACTTTACAGCGTGATATGCGCGATAAGAAACGTCGCAGTACTGGTAGATGGTAACTACAGCGTCTTCGCCTATGGGTGGCCCTATCTCAAAGTGGGTGCCCACCTTACGAGAGTTTAAAACTTTTATAGTGGCCTGCGGTGAATACGTAACTGGCCAATGTACTACGACACCCTTCCCAGTTCGCTTACGCTTAGAAAAGCCTTTTGTAAGTTTCAGGGCACCCGGCTCATCTGGGGTTAGAACGGTGGCCCATTTAATAGGAACCCGTTCACCGCCAACTAAGATGTGCTCAGATGGCTCTTGTTCTAATTCATCGGGAAAGATGTCCTGTTGAACCGGCTGGTCTTCACAAATATCGGTTTCATGAAAGAGCAGCAGTCGGAGGAACGTCATGCTCCCGCAAAACCCGTCATCAACAAGACACCATTCCCTCTGAAACTGCTTTATAGCGGAGGTTAACTCTACGCCCCAAGCATTATCAGGAAGTCCAAACCAGTCGGGACGCCAGCCCAGCGTAGAAGCTGATTCTTTATTCCTACCTTCAAGCATTACTGTGTCGCAAGCGTTTGGATAGACTTAACGTATACGGCAACATTCCCTTGGTTACCGGCGGTAACCCCAGACCAAGCCCCACCTTCGTGTCTAAACACCAACTTCATCTGTGGGGTTGGGTATCGAACCGTAGTAAACCCGCCGCCTGCAACAGATTCAATGATGAGCCCTTGAGAAGCGGACTCCAAAATAATCGTATGAGACCCGCTAACAGGGCTACCCTCGTCCCCAGCCGTAGATTTGAGCGTGCCAATCTGCTGGAACCCATCGTCGCCTGTGGGAACTGCGCCCGCAGGCCCAAGAACAAAGACGTCGCAAAGCAGATCGCCGCCGCCAGCCCCGTCTGCGTCCGTGTTCCACCCAAAAATTTGGATGGCGTGGCGTGTGTAAGGTGTCTCAAGATTATGTTTAAGCAGATCTCTATTTAGTAAGAGTGTGCCAGTCCCGCCTGCCGACGATAACGTCGGTGAAAACGGGCCTTTCGTGCCGTGCGATATTGAAATTGCCATTTAATTGGACCTCCCTACGAGTGTCTGACGCTACGTCAAAGGCATAGTAGCGCACAATGTATTTGAAACATATAAGTTATGCGTCAAAATCTAGAGTAGAATAAAGTTCATCCCAAAGTTTGTCTGCAACCCTATCAGGGTGGTTATCAGCATGTAAATAAGCGTGCTTTTCCTCTGCCGGTAGTGGTCCGGGGGTGCCAACACCGCCGAACGCGACTCTATGAGCGAAGGTTCCTTTACGACTACCTTCCCGGGCAATCCAAGAGGCCATTAAATGGTCTCCTGTGTGACTAGCGGGGTCGTAATACAACATCTGGTCAATCCATTCCTGGATTTCTTTCTCGCACTCGCCAGTAATCTCACACGGGATGATCCATTGCCCCCGCGACATCTCCGCAGATAAAGACTCCACACCATAGGTAGGGTGTGTCTTATTTCGGCCTGTTGTATGCGGCGTTATGGGCAACTGTTTATCCGTTGCAAGCTGTACTAAAAAATCTTGTGCTGCGTTATTTTCTACCACAAGTCTAGACTTAAATCTCTTATGAATATTCTCAAGACGAGCTAAAATCTCAGAAGCCGTCCAACGCCCCGCTTCTACGTTTATAACTTCGCGCGTACCATCGGAGTGCATCAGCAATGTAAAGAATACTGTTTTAGAAGCGCCCTTCTTGCGGCTAATAGCCAAATCTACGCCTGTAAACGTTGAGCACCCAGGCGGAACCTCGCTAAGAAAGGGCAAAGGCTTCTTTCCACGGCCTTTCATCTTGCACAGGTCTATATCTGCGAGCCTAAACCGGCTCTGACCCTCTGCACGAGCCTCGCACATCATCTGTCGTGCAAATTCTAATGGTCCTAACTCTTCACGCTTGTCTATTAGCCGGTCAACGGGCCATCTATCGGGCCAAACCGGTATGCCGTCGGTCTCAACCGGGAACTTGAACCCCTTCCAACCCGGGCGAACCGCTAAATTGTGCATCATGTCCTCACGATGCCACGCGTTGCCTACGAAAATGCAACGAGCCCTACGGGTTAAACGGCCAAAAAGTGTAGACTCTACCCATCTCTGGGCTTCCCGGCGTTGATAGTCCGTTCGAGTGTTCTCATAGTCTAGAATATCGTCCAATATCAGCAGATCTATACGAGCACCCAGGATATTACCGTGCATACCTAACGCTTGTAGACTTGGATCCTTCGCAGGGGTGTCCCTTTTGACGGTAATACTGTCTCCTGTCCACGTACCACCGCGCGTAAGGCCTGGAAAAATTTTATGTAGGGCCTCATTCTCGTCAATGTAAGTGCCTACGGCCTTAACAAGCTTCTGAGCCTGCATACCCGTGTTCGATACAACCACTACACGCAAAGAGGGGTCTCTACCCAGTTCCCATATGACACGACCAATTGAAAGCTGCTGCGTTTTGCCAGATTCGACGTGGCTCCAAATGATTAAACGTTTATGGTCTGTAAGAAGCTTCTGCCATTCGGAATGATAAGGGCCTTGGGTAACCGTTTTGCTGGTTTCCTCATCGCGGAGCACCATAGACATGAATACGTCTGGATCTCTACGCGCTAACTCTATGCGAAGACCCTCGGCCCTCGCACGCAGCGCGCGTTTTTGCACATTTGTACCACTCATAGCTTACAAAACCGTTACAGGGTGACTTGACAAATTATAAAAATGCGAGAGGTAGGTAACTACACAAGGTGCGAGGTGCTCCCGGAGTCCCCCCCTCCCCCCTTCATAGTCTAGACCTTTTTTGATGGATTCTTCGCCTGGAATGCGCGCGATATGCCCGCCCTGCCCCGTTTTAGGGGTCGATGTCGGTTTCCGGGCCTGCCCCCCGGTCACAGGGTAAAGCCCAAAAAAAGGTGCCCCCATATCAGGAAACCTCGACACCGGCCGTCTGTGGTGTGTCGTCATCGCTTGCACCCCCTTCGATCAGCTTCAAGGTCGATTCGATCTCTCGAAGTTCAGCACCGATATCCGCCGTGCTGACGTGCCCCATGTCCACCGATACGATCGATTCGGGCTCCCCCATGTGCAGGCGCTCCATGCGCATCACAGCCTGTCCTGTGGACACGGCCGACGCTGCGGTTTTTGATAGCTTGTCCATCATCGCCAAGCATTGACCGGGGGACAGGGTATCGACTGCCCCGTCAAGGATCGAATCGTGCAACCGTTTGGTCACTGCCCGGGCCGCTTCGATTGTTTGGACTGTTTGCGCCATGAGGTCAAGCGTTGCGTGCCGCGCCAGCCTGACAAGCTGCCCTTCTTCCCCCCGTGCTTCGATCGCGTCTTGTCTTGCCCGTTCCCGCAATTCTTCAGCCTGTAGGAATTCCGTCGTCCTACTTGCAGCCCGTAGACCCCGGGCCTCAAGTTGTTCCTGTTCAAGCGCTTGCTGGATAGGCACAGCCCACGGTGCCCCCGTCCACCCCTGCCCCCACGCGCGGCGCGCCATCCGCCGCTCACAGCCCGCTATACGGGCCGCATTGCTGTGGTTGTTGGGCCTCTCGCGGTACGCGGCCAGAAGGGAATCATAGAGGTCTTGCGTGATATTGCGTCTTGCCATGGCTCCCAGGATAGCGCGCGGTCCTACCTGCCGTCAACGTCCAAAGTCCAAACTTTAGGGGTTCGTGCCGCCCACATTCGCCGCTTATCGCGTCCACCCGGGCGCGTTAGGGTCTACCGTCACCCGCCAGAAGTACCAGAAAAGTCTCCGGCCTGTGGGGTGTCTACAGGTTCGGGCGCTGTGAGGTCACCACCATTTAAAACAGATCGCGCGTAGATGTCCGCATGTATACGCAGATCGGGGGGAATATCCTTCGGATCGCTAGTATCTAAAACCGCTTTTAACAGACCAGCCAGCCGTTGAATGAAGTCCTGCAAGGCGTCGATCTGCCCTGCCTGGTGCTTATTGACCAGCCTGCAATCTTCGATCGTCTTTCGAAGTTCTTGTATTTCATCCATGGAGCCACACCTATAGTTCGTCCCCCGTGCCATCGTCCAACAGGGGAGCTTCTGTGGTTTGTCCGTCATAGCGCCGCCCTACGCTTTGAATGGCCCCCGTACCGACAAGATCGCCCATTATAGGGCGATTTTCGGCCATTTGAAGCCGTACAAGGCGCATGATTTGACGGTATTTCGGGCTTTTTTGGTGTGTTTTCGCCATGTGGAACGCCAGATCTCGCCATTCGTACTCTTCCGCAAGCGATACCGCTTGATCGTCGTCAAGGTCGAGTAGAAAATCTAGCAGGTCATCGGGCCTGTCGTCTACATCTTCGGGCAAGATTTAGGCTCCGATTAAAGCGGAAAATTCATTGAAGCATAGGGCAGCCATACAAGCCCGCCGCCGAAGTCTAGACTCTGAGTCAAGCCCTAGGATCTCCCCTAGCTCATCCTGTGACAACTCGGGAGCTTCGTCCCCCACTTTGCCAAGTGCTTTGAGGTTTCGGGTCAAGATCTCGACTCCGGCCGAAAACAGATCGCTTGACTCTTCGAGAACGATCCGCCTGCCCCCTGCCCGTGTCCAGCGTGCTACGGTGACCCTGTGGACCCCTAACGCGTCCGCTACAGCCTGCGCGCTGTAGCCTAGCCCCACAAGCGTGATCGCATGTGCCCTGTGAGGGTTCGGGGGCTTCCCTACGCTGTGAGTGCCCCTCACGTGTACCGTGCGAAGGTGTCCCCCCTCGCTCAACAATCGGCGGCAAACCATCACCAAAGCCGGGGGGAGCCCGTTTTCACTCGTTGTCGGTCCTTTCTTCGGGTCTGCCCGGAAAGTCACCACCTTTCTTACTCCCCCGCACGCGCGCCTAAGCGCGTCCACAACACCCGGGGGGAAAACGGTTTCATCGGTCACATATCGGGGTCGTTGCTGCTCGTCGTCCATGGTTCTGCTCCCAAAGTCCTAACTTTTAGTGAAAAGGTCTCCGGCCTGTAGCCCCTTTTCAAGCTTCTCCAGCCTGTGCAGCACGTCGATCAGGTCTTGTGCCCGCATGAATGCCCACGGTTCCTCTCTATCATCCCGCCCTAGCACAAGGCAAGGTCGTCCGTCCGTCGCTGCGGTCGCCTGTCGCAGTGCCGCCCGCAAGTTTACCTTTTTGCCCCGCTTGCATTCCACCCAAAATGGGGTGCCCTCAACGTCCGCCGCTTCCGCACCATCCCGGGCCTGGTAGCCCCGGTGCACGCCGTCACCATAGATCGGGCGCAGCATGTGTGCCGCTTCCCGCTCCCAACCCGCACCCTTGTTACGTGATCTGCGTCCGCTCATATGTGTGTGCATCCCGTGTTCATGTGTATGTGTGCCCCACGTGCACCCCGTGTACACGTACTCCCACACACTAGCACACGCCTGCTCATATGTGTAGCGGAAAGCGTTGCAAACCAAAAAGTCTCCGGCCTGTAGGGTGTCTGTAGGGCACCATACGCGTCTGCGTATGGGTACCCCCCCGTAGGGGGGGTACCTTATGAGTTTAATGTGGATCCCTTTAAGGTTTGAAAGCCTAACCGCGCAAGTCTATCGTTTAGCCCGAAGGTCTCCGGCCTGTAGGGTGTTTGTACGATGGACAAATGCGTGACTGCGCGTGTATGTGCCCAAGTTGCCCTGTAAAAAAAAAGCTTGACACGGTGTAGCTTTATCGTTTAGACTTAAAGGGCAGGGTGTACCTGCGTTGACAACCGACGAACCGAAGGAAAGTAAAAATGAAAAGCATTATCAAAAACACACCGGCACAATCTGACTGCTGGCTCCCCTATGTTGGACCCCTAACGAAAGCGGATCACGGCAAGTGCCTACGCGCTATCAGCAACGCTTTGTTGTATCTCAAAAAACGTTGGCCATACTGGAATCGGGCAACTGACATTTTGAGATTCGTCCCCACACCCGGTTTGTGTACCATGGGCGTGACGGACAAAGCGGTTGTAGTGTACGACCCGGCACGTGTACTCGAAGACGCACCCGGGGTCACGTGGACGGTCGCAGAAACCGCCGCCGTGATCGTTCATGAGTACTTGCATTGTTTCCTAGAGCACGCCAAACGTGCCCGACGCTTAGGCGTGAACGGGGCGACTGCGCAAACGTGGAACCTTGCGGCCGATTACGAAATTAATCACTTGCTCGAAGAAGGTGCGGCCGGTCTCCCGGGCGGTTGTGTGTATGCTCACCAGCAGGGGTTCGACGCTGGAAAGCTTGCAGAATTCTACTACCACCAATTGATGAAAAAAGCGGCCGACGAACCCGATCCCGGTCAAGGCGAACCCGATCCCAGTCAAGGGGAATCCGACACAGGGGACGATCAAGACGGGGA